AAGGTAAAGTTAAATACTTTTGGATTTTGATGTTCTGCTATTCCAAATAAAATTCTATGTTCATACCCATCAGCAAATCTGACTGTCCTAGTTTTTGGTGCGGATCGTTTCTGTAACCCGTATTTAGGCTGAATTGAGGGAAAGGTAGCCATTATGCAAGTAAACCTCCAGGTCTTTGTTGCTGTACTATTTCAGATTGTACTGCTGCGGAAATAAGACGGCCAAGTTCTCTGCCACCTTGTTCATCACCCTCAACATTTGATCCAGAGGCATCTACATTCACGACTACATTTGTAGAACCACCAAGAGCATGGTTAGGTGTAATCATTCCTGATGCTCCAGGAGTAAATAGTTCTGGCCCACGTTCTCCTACAAGAAAAGTATTTCCCCTAGTAACAGGACCACCATCTGCTCTTCTTCGACCTGAATTTCTTGAGCCAGCCATTCTTGCTCCTTGACTAGCCATTTCATTACCTACATCATTTCCTAAATTCAAATTATTAAAATTAAACATATTGCTAAATAATCCTAAAAATCCTTTTTGTAATTGATTTGCTGCTATTTTTGCAGCAGTATCTAAAAAATGATCTGCAATACGATTTAACATATTTCTAAATGCTTCTTGAACTGTCATTGTTCCTTTAATTACTCCTTTAAATGACTCTTCAAATCCATCTCTTATTGAAACACTTAAATCAAGAACTTGACGCATTGGATTTATCATTTCAAGTAGTTGATCTGTAGGTGCTTGAAATTCAGCCAAAAATTGCATCTGTTCATTAATTTTTATTTGTTCCTCTAAAACCTGTAATTGTTTTTGATTAAATGAATCAAATTGTTCTAAGGCAGTTTTGACTCTGTTTGCAATAAAATTTTGTATATCTTGACCTGTCATTTCTTCAGCTATAAATTCTCTTCTATCAGCACCAGTGATTTTTTGTGCTTTTAATTTTACAGCTTGTCTGTTTCTATTTAAAATTCTTTCTTGTAAAAACAGTTGTGCCTTTAAAGATCCTTCGGTAGCTAAAACCTGTAAGGCTTCTTTTCTTCCTGTTTCACCAATTTCATTTCTTAGTTCTGAAATTTTTGATAATACTGATTCTGTATTTCTTAATCCTGATAGGCTATTAAACACTTCTCTTGATCCAAAAGCTCTTATAAGTGCTTCACCTGTCTTGCCTCCAAAGCCAGCAAACGTAGAAGCTAATTTAATAGCCTCATCATTAGTTATATCCAAATCTTTTGCTAATTGTTTTATTGCTTGTCTCGAAAATTCAGATGTTTCTCCCGATAATATTACTTCTTTATTTAATAAACTTACTGATTTTCTAAATTCTTTTACTTTTTCTATTTGTGCAGCTAAAGCAGTAGCAGCGATAGAAGCAGCAAATCCTCCTCCAGGAGCTAATGCACCTCCAGCAGCACCAGCTATACCACCCATAACAGAACTTAATCCACCAGCACCAAACAATAAAGGGAAACCTCCACCAATCAATGCACTACCAACACCACCTTTTACTCTCCCCAATGCTCCACCTGGCATAGAAAAAGGACCGCCTTGTGCATTTTTACCAAAACCTAATCTATTTTTTAGAGGTAATCTTGGTCCTATTTGACCTCCTGGAATACCAAATGAACCCCCAGGTAATGCACTAAAGGCATTCTGTGTCTGTTGCTGTGTTTGAAGTTTTACTATTGTTCCAATATTTTTTGAAATATTTTTTGCGTGTCTATTTATAGACTTTGTAACTGCATCTAATTTTTTAGTTGGAAAAATACCACCACCCCTAATAGACTCACTAAACGCTCCAAAACCAGTACCTGCTCTAGCAGCCTGACTTACAGCGATATTTCTCATAATTCTTGGATTATTGTTAACTGTCATCATCGGCATCGGACCAATAGGAGCAGAAAACATAGTTCTAGGTCTTATACCTTTTTCACGCAATTTACGCATAGTTTCTTGATGTCGCATCTCTATAGATATTTCTTTTAATAATTTTGCTTCTGCTTCCAAACCTTTATTTAATTCCATATTTGCTCTTACAAAGTTTCTTGCAGCTTGTGTTGCTTGTGGAGTACCAATAGCAGCTTCTCTAAATGCTTTATTTGCTCTAGCTAAAGTTCTTTCAAAATTTTTAATACTAGGAACTGCAATTCCTGAAAAAGTTTTTGCAAAATTATGTATGGATCTATTAGCAGCAGTTACTTTAAGCTGTGTCGCAGATATTTCTTTATTAAACTTTTGAAGTTGTTGTGCCTTTACTTTTACATCAATATTTATTCCGTAATTAGCCACTTACTATAAAAATCAAATATTAAACTTATCTTACCTTTTTTTACCTCTTAAAGCACTAACTCTTTGTGCTTGCTCTTGTCTTTTTTCATATTCTTCATTCTCTATGTCTATAAAAGCAGCCCAACCTATCATCTCTTCAGCAGTCAAAGTTTCACATAACTCAGCTACAGTTTTATGTAACAGTTTAGCTAAACCAAAAATAAACCTCCAATCACCATTAGCTTTTTAAATCGGCTTTAGCCTCTTTTACCTCCCGATCAGTGCCAGCACTTATCATTGCTAATTGAATTTCTTCAAGAACAGATGCTTCAATCTCTCTTCTCAGTGAAGCTTTATCTCCATCTTGAAACAACTTATTTCCATCTTTATCTAATGATTTTTCAATCATCATTTGCAAAGCATATTCATTAGCATTTTCAGTGCCAGTTTTCTTTTGAATAGCCTCTCTTTCTGCAATAGTTAAAGGATGCCAATAAACCGTGATAATAATTTCATCACCTTGTTTTACATCATAATTATAAAGTTGTGAAACTCCAAACTTGTTTTTGAGTAGGTCTACTGCTCTTGTCATATCAAAATTATATTACTCTACTATATTAAGCGTTAGCGGTAAATTGGCAAGATATTACTCCAATAAAATGGCTTCTATCTTCAATATTTAAAGGGGTTGGACCCGTAATATCCAAAACTCTTGGTTTGCAACTAAAAGTATCTATATATCCAGAGTCATTAACAGAAGTAAGACCATCAATTACAGCTTCGCTTATTTCTGATAAGACTGAAGTTCCTTTACCTTTTGGACAATACACATTACACTGAATTACTCCAGCATAATAATCTGAAGAAGCACCTTGATTTTGTAAAGTAGATTGTCCAAAATCTATAGTCATAATTATATATTTTTTTGTTTTACCAGGATTTGTAAAATGCACATTATCATAAACCATTAATACAGTCGGATCTACATTTGTTACTGCATCTGTTACTGCCTTTTCAAAAGCTGCTCTTGTATTAACTAAAGTCATAATTAAAACTCAGAAGTACCAGTATATTTTCTACCTTTTTTACTACCTTTACCAAAGTAAACTTTTTTCTGTACTGAACCAATTTTAATAGCACCACGTTTTTTCTCTTTAAAGTTTTCGTTAATAGTATTTTTTACACTACCCTTTACATATTTTGCGATTCTTGTGTCTTCTATAACATAACTTGAATATTCAGCTTGGTTACCAATAAAACATCCTTTTCTGTAATCAAATGTAGGAGGAGAAAATCTAGGTTCTATAACTGGATTAGCTGGTTTTGATTTTGTTCTTGTCCAACCTTCTCCACCTTTAGGTAAATTAAGTTTGCTATGTTCGCTTTTTATAGATGCCCAAGGTTCAAAATCTTCTACTCTATCTTTTTGTACTACCTGACTTTTTTGTGCTCTCCAACTTGATGCTAAAAATCCTGTAAAAACTGGACTATTAGCTTCAGTTGCAAGATCAGCTAAAATATCTCCAACCATTGAATTAAAAGCCTCATTAAGTTGACCATCTAAATCTGATTTTGCATTTTTAAAATTTCTAACCATTAGAACCTCACTAATAATGTAAACAAATAAGTTTGTCCACCTTGTTTTGTATCAATATTTGTTATCTGTCCAGCCCTTACAGATCCAGCAAAAGTTAATTTTACTTCGTCATTTAAAGTTGGTTGATTATCACCAATAAGATCAGGTGTTAAATAAATTCTTGCCTCTCTCATTTCTTGTTCACCTTCTTCTTCTGATCTAATAAATTCAATTGGAACTTTTAAATTTGAAAAAGTAGTGTCGACACTTATTTCCTCTCCAGTTTTAATGTTATAACTTGAAGCTCCTTTTCTTACATAGCTTATTGTTGTATCTAAAGAAGTACCTAAATCAGCAACAAGTTGTTTAGCAACACTTTTAAATAAAGAATCTAATTGACCTGCCATTATCCTCTAACCACTCTCATTTGAAAAGCTCCTGCTCCACCTAACATATAGGCTCCAAGGTAACTTTGTAACCAAGGGTAAACATCCATAATATTATTTACTGCTCCTGTTCCTTGACTGTCAGTATTATATTTAACTTGTAAATCACCTAACTTTACTTCACTAAAATTACCATCTTTACCAGTAGTACCAGTTATAGCTCCAGTATCATTTGCCAATGCTCTTGCTAATTCAAATTGTGCATATTTAATATTCTGAGGAATAGTAGAACAAGCAAGCTCTACTCCATCAACTTGATAATTATTTCTTGGAAACTTTAGTGATTGTCCAGAATCACATCTATCTCCATAAAAAACAAACCCATCAATCCATCTAGTAGCTGATATTAGTGATCTATTTTTTTGGTCATCTGTCTTATCTGTCCAAGTTGAAGAATCTGGAACGGTTTCAAAATAACTATTAGCTTCAGTCAATGTGACATAACTATTAGCATTTGCTCCTTTTATTGTTGCGTCTATGGTAGCTGCCACGATTAATAATTTATTTTAGTTTTATTGTAG